AAACAGTGAAGGATTTGCAGGAGAAGCACCATTTAAGTTAACTTCAATTTGAGAAGCATATACAGGAAGACCATTGTACATTTCACCTGTTAAGTACTCATCATTTACTTTAGGTACATCAGACATACCTACAATAGCTTGACCATCAACATTAGTTTCAAATGGTTCACCATTAGGTCTTGTTAGTACAAATTCATTTTCATTAGTTGGGTCTAATGAAGTTTCTATTAAAGTAACTGCATCTCTTAAATCTTTAGTGCAGCAAGCAATTTGTTGCTTTATTTCTTTTGTTAATTGATATGACATTTCACTTAAATTGAATCAAGTTAGAAAATAAAAAAAAGGGAGAGAGTTAATTCCCTCCCTTTTTATAGGATAATAATTTTTATTGATTAACCAATACCATCAGTGGTTACACTTGCAGCAGATGTAAATGCAACTGTATTACAAGTACACAATGCTACATCATCTACCAAAGCATCAAAGTTATCAGTAAAGGCATCTAAGATTGTGAGCAATGCAGTAAGAGTAACATTAGCACCATTAGTACATGGAATAGCAATAATAGTGTTAAGTTTAGATTTGTTTTGTTCCCAACCTGCTACTACCTCATTCATGTAATGAAGATTTACTTGATTGTAAATAGCACCATTAGTAGAGAATCTTTCAAATTCTCCAAGTGCTGTACCAACAAGTTCACCTACTCTGTATGGGCCTGGTTTTCCATTCCATCCACCTGCTTCATATTCTAACCATCCAATATCAGTACCTTGACCTTCACCAAAAGAAGGTTCTTGGAAAGTAGCTGTAACTGCTTTGCAACTCAATGGTTCTAAAACAGATACTGTCATTTTAAATTGACGCATTTTGTAATAACGCAAAGGAATATTACAGTAAGCATACAATTTAGAAGCTACACTTGTTAATCTTACACCTAAGCATAAGCCTGGGTTAGCAACAATCCAAGCATCAACTCCAGCAGCAGCTACAACAACAGGGCTACCTGGAGTAGTAGTGAAGTCAAGATAGTCAGCTTTAACAATGCCATCAGTATCAGCATTAACTGCATTAACAAACAATTCAGCAAGTTCATTGCAATCTCCATCAGGGCAATCACAACCTGCACCACAACATCCTGTTCTTACAGAGAATGTTTTAGCAAATTGGTTAAAGCCATAATTTTGATAAGCTTGAGTATTACCTCTAAACTCTACTTTGAAAGTGTAAGAACTTTCACATTGAATACCACTAAAATCAGTAATATCTACAATGTGTGCTCTTTCAGGATTATAACATCTTAGGGTATAATCTGTTACACCTTTTCTTTGAATGTTTTGACCTGCTGAAACTCTAATGCTATCCATTACAGTATCACCATCTTCATCAACACCTACAGCTAAGAAAATAGCTCTTTCATTTGCTACACCAGCAGCATTTAAAGAAAGACCTGTTTCAGCAGAAAACACACCTATTTGTCCAACAGCTAAAGCTGTAACTCTACTGCCTGCTGCTAAAACAGCTTGGTCACCTGTTGGGATAAGGACTTGAAATACAGGATTATTTGCACTCATTTTTTAATAAATTTTTAATTGTTCAAAAGAGAAATCTTTTGTTGTTTGATTTGAAAATCAGGAATCTGCATTTGTCCTGTAAGAATAAGTACAGCTAAATCTACAATTTCTCTATGAGTATGTTCAGGTAATTCACAATCTTGACTTCCTGTTAATACAGTACCATCAGGTAAATTGTAAGTTCCCCCTACATAATCTTGAGCATTATGGATATAGGCAGGTTTCCTAATGTAATTAAATTCGCATATAGATTCAATAATAAAGGTTCCATCAGTAAACACTCTGAGTCCACTTTCAAAAAATCTACAATTGATTTCTCTCCATTCAAAGGAGCTTGAATCAAAAGGAGATTCTTCATGCATGTCATCATGTTGCTTTACAAACAATCTTGATTGAATGTTTTCACAATTTCCTTTAGTTATACAAGCATAACCTGAAATGAAAAACATATAATTGTTTGGTAAGAGTACTTCATAAGAAGTAGTATTAAAAACAGCAGCAGAAAGAGGAGTAAGTTCATTCACTACCAAAGTACGAATATCATCAATACTCCTCTGATTCACTTCAAATCCAAATCCATTTTTATTTCTTGGTTCTGCAATGAGTTTAATAAAAACTTCTTGAGCTTCATTTAATGCCCAATCAATTTCAGGAACTCTTAAATTCCTGTATTGTTGAGAATCAACTTTATTCAGTTTAGTCTTTACATCATACTGCATTCCTCGGATATCCATAACAACTGCTTATTTTAGACTAATTAATTTTTTCAAGAATTCTTGCTTTAATTTCTTGGTTTTGAGGATTAGCAAAGTATTCAACTACTTCATCAATTGAGTGACCAAGAATATCTCCCATATAATAAATACCTGCACCTTCTTTTGTAAGTATATTTTTATAGATAGCTTCAGTAACTAAACCTTTAACAAAAAGTGTTTTTTTATCTGATTTAGCAAGTTTGATAAAATCATTAATAAGGTCACTTTCAATTAACTCACCTAACTTAACATCAATATAATCATTAGATTGATTTCTTACTGAAACATCTAAAAGAATTTGGATCATTGAAGTTTTTTGTTCTTTAGTAAGTTTGTCAACAAGTTTATATGCTTCTAACTTTTTATTCATTTTGTGAGCTTCAATTTCTACGTGTTCACTTTCATCATATAGAATGTGAGTAGCTTCAGGCCACATACCATCTTGTAATTCTTTTTCAGAGTTAGCTACAAATGGAGAAACTTTATAAGCTTTAACTTTAATAAAATCCATTGGTTTAGTAATGTCAAAGATAAGTGTCTTATTAGGAAACTTTAATTGAGCAGCTTTAGTACCCCAAAATGGATGAGGTGTTAAGGGATTAAACATATCACTTAGGTCTAATCCTAATTTAGCACCATATTCTTTTGCTTCTTGTTCAGTTAAGCCAGTAGCATATTTACCTGTTCTTGAATCATAAAGAATTTGACTTGCATGGTCTTGAGTAAATGAATCTTTACCTTCTTTTCCATGCCATTTTTTTACATTTGCAATAGGACGTAATTCTACAATATTTGGATTTTTCATTTTAAAAAGATTTGAAGTATAAAAATAAAAAAAGGAGGAAGGATTAATTCCTCCTTTTCAAACTAAAATCACAATTATCCGCGAGCAAGAATAAGTTCACCACAACGAGATACATCTTCAAGATGTATTCCACATTGGTCTTTAACATGCATCTCATAGTAGTCACCTGAGTGAGAAGCAAGTTTATTATTTACAGGGCCAAAAGGTGTAACCAAACCTGCTGTGTAAATCAAAGACATACCACCTTTTTTCTTAATACGTTTTACATTACTTTCATAACCTTGACCACTAAAGTCTAAGAAAGTAAAACGCATAGATTCAGTTGGATAACCTGTTACAGGGTCAATCTCAAAGTTAATTTCTCTATCGTCATAAAGTGGGTTATGGATAAGCTCAAGCTCTGCACCATTTGCCATACGATATTTAACATACTGATAACCTGCTGCAAGTCCATTTTCATGATAAGCAGAGGATGTCTTATCAATAAAGAGTTGGTCAACAACTTGAATGAAACCTTTTTTCTCCATCCAATCTTGGATTGCACGATGGAAAATAATCATACCATATTCACCAGTAAATGCTTTGATTTTACGTTGTCCACCAGGTTTAACACGAGAGTAGAAAATGTCCATCAAATACTCTTCAATCAGAGTTGCAGTTAAGTGTGTATATCTATGGATGTGAGAATCTTCAAGTTGTTCTTGAATACCAGGGCCTGAATAAATAGGTCTTCCATTAGCACCAGGAACTGAGTTAGTACTACGAGAATACCAGTAACCTCTTTCCAATTCCTTATACCATTGTTGCCAGTATTCTACTTCTGCATATTTCATCCAAGAATCATGCATTTTACCTTGTGAGTCAGGTACTTTAACTGCAAGAACTTGATTATGTGCATCACCTGTAATTTGATACTTCTTACGGAAACGAGAAAGTCTGTTAGTAAGAGTAATAGGTAATGAATATTGAGTTGAACCTGATTGTTCACCAGCTTCCTCATATTGAGAGAAGAGTTTAGCCCATTGTGTACCAGGTTGCAAGTAAGTGACAGGTAAGAAATCAGAACCATTATCTGACATCAAACGTACTACATAAACCCAACCTTTACCATGTCTGTAAGGTTCTTCTTGAATACGAACTTGAAGCTTTTTATTACTTGTACCTGGATGAATAATATCACCTGGAACAAACCAGTTTTCATCAAGCTTTAACTTGAAAGTTTGTTTCAATTTACCAGGAGTAGTATTAGCAGCAGGTTCTACATTTTCTATCACCACCAAAGGACGACTTGAAGCTGTTCTCAAACTCCATTCCCAGTTGTTACTTGAAATCTCTTCTTCCTTTGCACTTGAAGATAAGAGATAAGTCATTGGGTTATCTGAATAACGATTAGCTGTAAACAGCTTAGTCATTGTAGATTCAAATACATGTGGCTTTGCCATAAGAGCTGCACCTAAGTGATTCAACTCTGTCATATTAGCATGCCAAGGCATTTGCTTTGTAATTAGTTTATTATTTAATTGTGCCATATTGAAAAAAAGTGTTTTTTAAAAGAAGTCAGCCAGACCTTTATTTCGTGAACCTTTATTATTTACTGAACCTTGTTTGTTTGACTCAAGTTTCTGCTTTGTTTGTTTAATGACTTCAGTCTTTGCTTTTTCTTTAATGTCTTTAACATCAAAATCATTATGCATTATTTTTGCTAACAAAATCATTTTTTCTTTATCAGCAAAAACTTTCTGAAGGTCACTTTGAAATTTAGTAAGATATTGACCATTTGCTGTTTTTTCAACAGTCTTAGTCATATAGCCATGTAACTCTTTTTTATCTTTTTGAGTAATTGACCAATCTTTAATTTCAGTAACAGAATCTATTGTATGTTTTAAATCTTTGATTAACTGTTTTTTATTTTCTTCTTGACGCATCCGCATTTCTTGTTGCTTTTTAACAGCGTCTTCTTTAATACTTTCTTGATTTTGCTCAAACTCTTCATAATATTTATTTGCATATTTACTAAGTTTTCCTGTTTCTTCCATCCATGAAATCTTATCTTCAATGTCTTCATCCTCCATATCTTCTACAACTCTGTAGTAATATTCTAAGAATTTCTTTTGAGATTTAACATCATTTCCTGGTTCAGGCACTTCACTCATTTGTGCATAAATCTGAAAAAATTGTTTGGTGTCACCACCTTCTTTTTTGAATTTAAGAAAAGCTTTTGCATCTTCATCAAGTTCATCCATAAACTCTTGAATTGTTTCATCAAGTCCTGTTTGGATTTCTTCCTCAATTATTTCTGCAAGTTTCTCCTCATCAATTTCTTCTCCTTCTTCTACATCAATAGAAATAATTCCTTTGTCTTTAAGCAGCTTGTAAGTACTTGACCATTGAGATGAAGGTGTAGTTGATTTACCTTCTACTTCATCCTCATCATCAAAAGAAAACTTATCTTGTTCTTTATCAGGTTGTTCTCCTTCTTCTTGATTAGTAAGTTTATCAGCTTCTTCACCATCATTGTCTTCATCTACTTCTTTAATGTTAGTAGTTGTTTCAATTTTAGTAGTTGGATTTGCTTCACTTCCAAAAAAATCATTAGGATTATCCCAATTAAAATCTGCTAATGTTGTTTCTTCTTTTTCCTTTGCCATGTTGATAACACAAATTTAAGTTTGAAAATTAATATTTCTTAAGTTTTATTCTTAAAGTTTTTTCATAATCTTAATCACCTTTTTTATTAAGCTTCTTCTTTTCTAAAGCTATTTTCTCTTTATCTACTTCTTTTTGATGCTGAAACTGTTCTTCATTTAAGTTTTGTTTTCTCATTTTAATATCAGCATCAATGCCTTGTTTAGCTACTTCTAATACATCTAACTTACCATCATTGTCTGCATCTTTTTCTTCAGAGAATCCTAATGACATAATAGTTTGTTTTTGTACCTCTCTATTTGTTTTTTCTTTTTCCATCAGTAAGCCTGTTTCTCTATCAAACATCATCTTCTCTTTTTCATGAGCTAACATTTGTTGCTGCATTTTCTCTTGTTTTTCAAGACCTGCCATTTGTTCTCTTTGCATTTCTTCTCTTTTCTTAGCTTCAGATGTTTCAAGCATTTCTTCAGCTTCTTGAATTCCTTCAGCTCTTACCACTTTAATTACATCACTTAAATCTATTTTTTGTGATTGCATTGCAGCATGAGCTAATTGAGATACAAGTTCTTTAACTTCATGTGCTTTAGTAGCATTAGATACAAATAATCCATAAGAAGAATTCTCAAGTAAATCAAAATCTATATCTAAAAGTTTCCTTGAAAAATCATCTAAGATGTAGTAAAGTTTTCTTGCAGGATTTTCTTTATATGCAACTTTAGCAGTATCTATTAATCTTTGAAGTACAGATTTCTTAACATGATTGTGTAATTCAAATACAGGTTCTAACACATGAGATGCTTGTATTAAAGTTTGCTTAGTATTTGTTACAGCAGCATTAGGCCCTATTTGTCCTTCAGCTTCAGGTGGAATACCAATAGATACTCCTGCTCTTCTTTCAATATATTCTGCTAAATTAATATATTTTTGAATATCAGAAGCTAAAGACATATCTATTTCTTTAACTGCATTAGTTATAGAACCATCACCTTTACTTCCTTCTTCAGCAGGATTCATAAATCCTATCTTAGAAGACTCTAAAAAGTACAACCATTTTTCAGTATCAATTCCTGCACTTTCAGGAATCAATCCAATGTTCATCATTAAGAGTTTACCTTTATCAGAAGCTAATAACAACTCTAACCTATACATGATAATATCATAATAGTACTGATAACCTTTAATCCTATCTACAAATGAAGTAGGAAGAGAGTTAGTAGAGTCCATTACTGCACCAATGTAAGGTAGCTTACAATCATAAAGATTATCTAAGTCTTTAACTTGTCCAGCTACAGGCCCTAACTTCACATAAATATCTGTACCTATTTTATATCCTTCATATACTTCAGGAATCCATTCCCATTTACAAGAAATATCTCCTTGAGTTCTGTTAAGAGTATAACCTTCATCAACTATAGTTTCTTGAATTTCTCCCTTTTCATCAGTATAAGAAAGGAATCCTATTTTTCTAAGTGCTTTCCAAGTGCAATGAACTACTCTTACAGTCCACCCTTCATCTTCTTTATTTACATTAAAAGTAAAATTAGCATCTACCACATGACTCATAGTTTGACTGTAGAAACTATATATCTTATCTATTTGTGTTTCAGTCAATTCATCACCAAAAAACTTTACAACTTGTGAAGGAGATAATCTATATGTACATACTGCCCATTCTCCATCTTCAATAAATTCTTGGTCAGGAGATTTATCATAATCAAAGTATAGTGGATTAACTACAGAAAGGGCAGGTTCTCCATTGAGAATTCCTACCCAAAAGATTTCTTTTGCAGTAATACATAAGTGTTTAAATCCTTGATTAAACTTAGTAGATATATCTTCTTTTTGTACTAAGTATTCTAAGAGTTGATGTGCAAGAGCTTCAGCAGGGTCTTGATGTTCCCTTTGCATATACTTTCTTACTTCAGGAGGAGTAAGAGATTTCATTTCTTCTTCTATTTGCTGTTGTATTTGTGCAGCTTCTTCTTCTGTTAATTCTCTACCTTTAAGTTCAGCTTGTTTCTTCTTTTCTAAGTCTGCTCTAATAGGAGCTAATGTTTCATTAATGACAAAATCTTTCATCATTTTCATTTCTTCCTTTTCTCTCCTTGTGGTAGCTTCTTCATTAACAGCAAGTACTTTCCAAGAAAAAGGTCTTTTCATTTCCATACCTAAGAGCATTTTAATCTTAGGAGAAATTATATCTCTATTCACAAAGTTAGCAGGTAACTCACCTGCTTGAGCACCAAAGGGTTTTGTTACATATTCAAAGTCACGAATATTAATTATATTGTTAAACAAGTCATAATTAACTTTCATTCTTTTATACTCTGATACACTATTAGTATCAAAAGTATCAAACCCATTAAACCCTACTTGAGAAAATGACCTTTTATCTAAAAAGTCAAGATTCTGTTTGTACCATTGTTTATTTTGAGCATTCTTAAATGCTCTTGAAACTCTGTGCTTAGGCATCCCTACACTAAAGTTACCATCAGTACTTTCAATCATTTTTTATACCAATTTTTAAATGAGTTTAATAATGTTTGTGCTGCTTTACTTTTACCTGTATCTTGGTCATATTTCTTTTCCCCATCTTCCTCTAACTGAAACATCACCATCATAAATGCCATTACTCGGTCAAAGTTTCCTTTTCTATTAAAAGATATTAACTCTTCTAAAAGTCCAGGGTCACAGATTGTATCTAAATTTAAAATTTTATTTCCATTTTCATCAACATCTCTTTCTTTAAGCAACCACTGTTTTATATATTTTGCACCTGCATCTTTTAACATGTCATTCATGTGAATACCATATATCCTTGCTACCTTAGAATTCTTGATAGTTTTAGATATTACAGCATCAGGTTGAGCAGCTAATAAGTGAAGTTTCTTTCTTTTTTCAAAATAAGACTTAACATCTCTAATCATATTTTCATGCATTATTTCAGCACCATAAAGTTCTGCTAACATTTCTACAATTCTATTAGTATCATCTGCTGTTTTCATTCTACCAACATAAGATGCAACTACTATATCTCTTGTGTATGAAAATACTGCATTACTTTTATAAACATAAACTGCTGCTAATGAAGTTCCTTGGTCTTGTTGATAAGGGTCATAACCTATTTTATATAAACCTTTAGGAGAATTAGGAATAGGATATTCATAAATTACAGGTGAACCTGCTAAGTCAAGAGTCTTAGGTTTTTGATGCCATACAGGATTTAGCTCTCTTTTTAAGTCAGGAATTGCTTTTACTTTTCCTGTTTCATCTCTTATAAGAAAAACAGCTTGTCCTTTTTTATCATATAACTTTTCTCTTTCAACTAAGTTCAATCTATTTCTAAGTTCAGTAATAGGAAAGTCATTAGTAGATACAGTTAAGAAAGCTTCACTTGGGCTTAAAGGATATTCTTGTACTCTTCTTTGAATTACACCTACACCATTAGATGAATTCTTTATAATCCTTTCTCTTTCATCTAACTCATACTTAATAGCATCATCTTTTATAGAGTTACCTTGTTTATCATAAAATCCATCCATATTCCAAAATATAGGATGGAAAAAACCACAATTAGTATTTTCTGCATTCTCATCCCATACATTTTCAAATGGCATTAAATTATAAGTATCAGGGTCATAAAACATTTCAGCAAAATCTACTGTTCCTCCTTCCATATCACCACCTGTACCAAATATAAGAATCTGTCCAGTTATAAACTTACCTGCTTTAAGTGTAGGTTCAATAGCCATGTAAGAATCTTTAAGATTAGGAAACTTACCTGCTTCTTCTAACAACACATAAACAGCATCTTTACCACGAGCAGCATCAGGATTATCTTTAAAAGTTAAAGCCATTACTTGACTACCATAACCTTTTTCAATTGCAACACCATTCATAACTTCTTTAAATGATGCTTTTCTATGGTCTTGTTTATCAATGTAATCTCTATTCTTTCTCCAACCTGTATGTTCATTTAAAAAGTTAAGGTAATCAGATACCATACCCATTGTACCTTCAGGATAAAGATATTTCTTTTCAAATGCACCAATAATAGAAAGTGAATCTCTTGTATTATTGTATTTGTTAGCTACCTTACCTGCATTCTTATATGAATAACCTTTCCTTCTACTCTTACCTGCAATTACATGCCTACCTCCATCTAAATACATAGGGTTTATCTTAACCTCTAAGTTCAATGCTTTCACATCTTTTTCAATCATTCCATTATAAGCAATTTCTGTTGCCCATTCATAGTTATAATCTCCATCCCAAAAGTCAGGAAATCCACTAAGCTTCTTTGCTTTTCT